CCGCTATTTCACCACATAGATATTGCAGCGCATCGTGCGGATGACTACTTGCATTCTTGTCCGGCTTATCTTTGTAACGCTCGTCACCACTTACAGCGAGACGCTTAAACACGTAATCCTTAACAAATCCATTGTGCAATGTCGGACAACCTTTCTTCGACAGCATCAGTCCCGGCTTACCATCAATCGCTTTGTTCAAGAAGAATCTTACACCACCTATGCGCGGCTCCAAATCATTTGTTCTCGCAGGATCAGTTTTGATGCCCAATGCGTTCAGTTCACCAAGACATGATAACTCTTCCATAATACTATCACGAGCAGCGCCAGATGGGTCACCTACGGATGAACCCACCTTGCAATAAGGGAAATCCCTATTCAAGCTAGGTATTACTACTGACTCCGCAAATGTACGTATGCCCATGTCAGTCGCACAATATTCTTTTAACACTAATAGTTGACCACGCGAATTAACCTGCGCAACAACACATGCCGGTGTTAATCCAAAGTCCCATCCTAAGAGTAATGGATCGCCTTGTATCGCCGGTATATCGTCTACCGCATGCCAGTCTGAGTTATATTCTGGGTAGACGTTCTTGCCGGTTCCGACGGAGCCATACTGTCCGAGACAGAACACTTTGACGAAGTCTGTGGATTGTCCTTCAGCGAGTTTGAGATAGTAATCATCTGATAAATTAGCAGCGTTATCACAATCTGGGTTACGCAACCAAACACCGTCGGGATCAGGAATAAGACCAGGCGGCTGATAAAATATCTCATAGTTCTCTAATCGCTTTTCTTCAAAGTCTTTGTAGATCCAATGGTCAGTAGCGCAGGGATTAGTGTCGGCCAAGATACCGGACCAATATGGTTCGCTGCAAAATGACTTACTGGGGTAACGACCATTAACCCTACCTTTGATGTGCGATAAGACATTCTGAGGGAGTTCAGAAAGTTCGTTGAGATAAGCAAATGTGGCCTCCATTGATTTCAATTTCCGTACATCGTCCGGTCTGTCCAATGCTAGGAATATTAACTCCAATTCTACCACACCATTGCCATCGTTAAATGTGTGCTCATATGTCATCAACGGCTTCTGGCGCTTAGATATATCGCCTAAATCACCCATCCACTGCAGCCATGTTTGTAGTGTTGTAGAAGTCAATTCGCCAGATGTGTTACGTATGACAAGTCCGCGAGCGCGACGACGACCATTACTCCAGTAAGGCATGCGGCAAGCCAATCTAACCATTTGCTGGACGCACATCGTTGACTTTCCAGACCCATAAGGCCCAAACACAAGTTTAATAAAAGACTCAGAGTTAGCAAACCGCTCACCAGTAGGTGATGGTACATAAATACGATCCTGTGTAGGTGAGATTAATCGAACGTGGTCATCGTTGAATAAGATATGTTGTTGATGCTGCCTGATGCCTTGATCACGCCATTGGGTGGCTTGCTTCAACATCGTCTGAAGATTACTCATTTAGGCAATACATGTAACGGAGGTGTGATTTTATAATTCGATGGTTCTCGCAATTTCTCGTGTGTAGTAAAACGCATACCACACTTCAAACATTCACGCCGACGCTCTGTTAAATTGCGTTTTTCATCATGCCTCGTATACACCACTGATGAATCAGGATATTGGCATGATTTACAGAGCATCGCATAATCCTATTAATACTTGCGTGGTTCCGTTCCCAGCCCAGTTGGAATCTGTGCTGTCTGTGGTTCTGGGTTCATGCTAAAAAATGGTGCTTCACCAGTCGTTCTAAACTCGCTAACTGGAAATGGCTTGTTCAAGCCCGCTGGTCGATCCGGTCTCGTGATCCGATGTTCGTTCTTCATGTTGACCCCTGAGTTTATATTCAATCAGATTGTTAATGCCAATTTGTAACATATCCAACAAACCGGCTACATCTCCATGGTCTACTACGAACGCACAATTTGCTGACTCTTCCTCAGTGAAATTACCACTGGATATAATTGCCTGTACGCCGAGTTTGGAACCTTCTTCTTCGTCTTCTACATCTTCATGTCTGATAACAATGCGCATTACTTGCGAATCCCTCTTAATGTCTTGTGTGCTGTTGGCTTATATTCGTTCTTACCCATCTTGTGTTCTTCTTTCTTCTCACCCTTCGCAACTTTCTTTACAGCTTTCTTCATCGGTTTGCATTCTTTCTTTTCTGCTTTCTCAGCACGCTTTGATTCTTTCATTGTATTGCTCCAATGTTATATGTGGAACATTATTTAGATTTTTGTGCTTCGAATTTATCGTTCAGTTCTTTGAAGGTCTGTTGCAATTCAGCAATGATACCAGCGTCTGCACCATAGAACTGACGCCATCTACGCTCAAGCATCCACGCACATGATTGCCAACGATCAACACCGCCCATTACGCTTTCAGCCAAAGCTTGCATGCGATTGCCTTCAATAGCCTTTATATCCTGTAATAAACTTAGATGCTCAGATTCAATGCCAGCTTCTTTATCAGCCTTAGCTTTATTAAGCCAATTATACAAAGTCTTCTCGCATATACCAGCTCGCCATGCTGCAGCTTCATAGGGTAACGCGGAATTTATAGAATCCAATATGATTTTACGAATTTCAGGTGTGATCTTGTGAGGTCGGCCATGGGCCATGATATGCAATTCCGTTGCAAATAGTTGATTAATTATAGCGCCCTAGCACAAATAAGCAAGGATGTCTCGGAGTGGAAACTATTTATTTATGGTCGTATTAATATTTATGGCACAAAGTGCTTGCACTACCCTAATCACTATGGCACAATGTGCTTACTGACTAACAACTACTGGGGAGTAGACAGCATGACAATCAAGTGGAATAAGCAATTCAAGATTTGGGAACTGTACGATATTTATGGTGGCTGCAGAACATTTGCAAAGTTTTCACAGTTACTAGCTTATAAAAAGGGGAGCAGAGTATGAGAGTTTTAGAAATCTACAACGAGTTGAAAGAAGTTAAACACGCGATGAAAGTATTAGAAGTTAAGGAAAAAGCTTTAAAGGATGAAACCATCACACAGTTCTTGATTAATAGTGACGAGATTGTTTCACCGGAAGGCTTAGTGATTATCACTTACAAGGCACACACCGAAACACGCTTTCAGCAAACAATATTCAAAGAAGAGAAAGCAGAACTGTATAACCAGTATTGCTTAGAATCTATTGTTAAAAAATTCTTGGTGAAATAATCATGAGAAAAATAATAACTACATTTGTCTATCCACCAATACCCGATCGGTCACACGATTGGGTTGCACACTACGAAGGTGATTGTGAGGACTACGAACACCAAGATCCGGTTGGACATGGCGCAACAGAACAAGAAGCGATAGACAACTTTAAAGAATGGGTTAAATAATGAATATCACATTAAGCAAAGAGTTATTAAAAGCACAAGTTAAAATTGTTAGAGAATTTTTAAAAGAAGGGAATATGAATTTAACCCAATCAACAGCCTATATTTTAGTTTCTAAAATGTATGGTCAAAAAGATTGGAATACTTTAAGTGCTTTATTAAAGAAGTAATTAAAATGAAATACAAATACCGAATTGTTTTCACAGGGAAGCTAAATTTTCCTTATTCAGTGGAATGCAAACCAATTGGAATATTAAGCTTATTCTGTATGTGGCGTTTTGCAGATTATTTCGAAACATCACAATTAGCCCACAATTATTGCTTACAAAAAATGAAAGAAAATGGACTTGCAAACCACATTATCAAAGAATTTCACCCAAAGGATTACGTATGAACACAAACGAACAGCTCATCGCATTACGTGATGCACATAGTTTAAAGAACACCGATATCGCCAGAATGTTACACGTCAGCATGTACACCGTGCGTAACTGGCTAAGCAAATCTGAGTCAGTAAACTTTCGCCATGTATCAGAAGGTACGATTGAACTATTGCGCTACAAACTAGAGGAGTTAAGCAAATGCACATGATATATGCGATATGTAGATTTATATTCTTTTTTGGAATGTTTGCGGGATTTGTAGCTACATGCGCAGCATTGTTGTATTTTTCCGGAATAATACTTAGTAAAATTTTATTTGTTATTTCTGCATGGTACGGAAAAGAATGTATCTAATAATATGCGTTGCTATATTTATTTTTTTTCCAAAAGAAACTTTTGACATTGTGGTATGGGTTGGATGGATATATTTAATCTCACTGCTTTTTAGATGACCCAAAGTAAAAACTCAACACTAACAAAAACCCACTCGAGACTTGACCAATCAACATTATCAATACATGGTCGTCTCGAACTGGGAAGAAGTAATTTAATCCGCACAATATGAAAAATCCAAGTACCACCAATATTGCAATACCGGATAGCACCCAATCTGTTTTGCCTGACTTAATGATTTCTTCATCCCGCTTACGTGCGTCTACACGGTCATTAACTTCATAACCATAATCTTCCGTATCATAACCTTTGAGCGCTTCGCTGTGCTTCAGCTCAAACTCTTGCAGTTTAATTTTAGCGTCCGGATCTGCACTTATAGCTGCTGCAATATCAGCAGGATTACTTGTTGTAACCCCAAAGAGATGCCCCACACCATCGAGAACCAACCCAGCCATAGGGCTAACACTACCAACCATGCTAGCCACGAGCGGCGCTGCTTCTTTAACGACATTGATTAATTCCTGTATGCTCATAATATTCCCGTTTCCATGGAGTATGACATATCGTTAGCCCTCGAGTGCACTTGCTTAGCCCACTCAGAATCTAACATCGCTGCCGCTGCAGCTTTGTAGTCTTTCTCTTCCAATGCTTTAATCATAGCCCTAAACTGTAAAACCTTTTCAATACCGATATTAAACGTAAATTCGATTAACACAGCTTTCCTGACATCATCCAAATCTTGAGCCAGTGGCAGAAATCGATAGAGTTCCATTGTAGCATTTGTAATGTCGTCACCCAATAATATATCCGCTTCCGTAATGCTAATCCCCACAGCATGCAAATTCCTACCATAACCTATCGAGGCATTCCCCGTGGAATCTGTATATAAATACTGACGAAAGCCTTCATGCTTCTTGATCGAGTTGCGTAACTTGTCTGCTATCTCCGGGCTCATCTGTCGTACTCCATAATTTGGGATCACAAGGCATTCCACATTTGGTACACGAGTAATACATTGTAACAGAACCCATTACCACCATTCGTGCGCTGCAACATTTACTCATCGATATCGTCATTGGAAATCCCACAAATTACCGTCATCATCTCTGATCTCAAACTTATCACACCGCCTACACATATACGCACCCTTATAACGCTCACGCCACATATGCCCCGCTAACCAACACCAAATACGCCGTCCCAACATCATTGCTCCGCCACCCCCCGATCCAAACATTTCTGACATATATGCGACTCTGGAACAATAGATATCCCATCTTGATAATCATCTATCTCTTGCTGCGATGATAGTTTAACAAAGCTAACTCCGATCTCGTAATAAAATAACTCATCGCCACAACCTTCACATATCACGCAAATAGTTCTCCAATATCTTCACAGCAGCATCACATCCCGCCGCTACTTCCGCTGTATATCCATAACGATTTAACATCTCAATACATTCTTTTTGCAATTGCGACACAACCCCATAGCGAGACCTCTTCATTTCAACAAATAACCCGTGACGACTTTTTGTTGGCACCGGAATGAAAATGTCTGGCGCACCACTCATTAGCCCAGCCGCCTTTTGTGCAGCCCCACCCCTCAAAGAACGTCTCGCGCCATTTGGAATCGACATAATCGGCAACCCCATCTGCTTCACAATCCTCACAAACCTAACCTGCTCCATCTGTTCAGATTGCACCTCAGGCCTAATTGGAGCCTTCCTGGAGGGTTTTTTCGCCAAAGCGATAGAAGTACGCCCGTCAAACGACTTCTCGCCCTCAGGAGCGTATAGCGCCTTCCACGAGTCTAGGTATTTCTTGGTGATCGTTTTTCTTGGTTTCATTGACAGCATCCTTGCTGAATAGTTGTTTGACCGTATTTAAATATGCCAGACGTCCCTCGTCAGACATGTTGTTGAAACTTGCTTTACGTCTAGCCATTTAATTAATCTCAGGTAACAAAGAATTAATATAATCCAAAGCAGGATCGCGATCTAAGAAGGATTTTAATTTTTCTGCATCATATTTTGACGAACATAATTTTTTCATTGTTAGATGCTCAGGAATCTCTAGCTCAAAAGGCATAATAAATCCTTTCACCAAACTTGTTGGGTCAAGAGCTTCCTTCACCCTATCTAATAAAAATTGCTCACCATTGAATTTTTTAATCGACCAATATCGATCAAATCCTAAGTAAGCATAAAATTTCTCTTTCATTGTTTTTTCTCCAATTTTGGATATTAAATTTTGAACACCATGTTTCGCAATACTAAAAAAGGGTGGGACTGGTGGGACTAGCCATATATATAAAAAAAAATATATATTAATTATATACTTATATCTATATATCCAGTCCCACCCCCTTTTGGGACTGGTGGGACTGGTGGGACTGGGGTTCTATATTTAAGCAATCCCAGTCCCACAGTCCCACCCAGTCCCAAGCCCATTTGGGACTGGGAAATGGCTCTACCATGCGGTCTGCGGGGGCTAGTCCCACCAGTCCCACCCCCAGACACAATATAATAAAATGTAACTTTATTTGTACAGCTCCGGATCAACCAAAACTATCATATTGAGCTTCTTTGCTTGCCCTATAACTGCTTCTTTTATGACACCTTCTTCAATCATTTTGCCTCTAACGCGAAAATAAGTTGTCTTAGTATATCCGGCGCTAATAGCTTCTTTCCCCAAATCTGAAGAGATAAACATAGCGCCATTATTTGGATTTTTATCGCATTCCAAAAGAAGGTCTATCATCCATTTTCGAAGATTTTGTTCTACTGGAGATAGGGAAACGGTATTCAGTGCTGTATCAGCATTAAAATCTTCCAGTTTATCCAACCATGTCATTGCGGTTGCCGGTATTTTTTCCTGACTTTCAGGAGAAACGGTAATAAAAACTTCATCAATTTTATAAGCCAATGATTTGGTTTCTTTGCTTTTTAAATTGCCTTTTAAATCTGCAAACAGGATAACGCCTTCTTTAGTCGGATGACGTTGTATAAGCCAGCATGAGCGCGGAGAAGTCGTCCAGGCTCCACTACCTGATACTGAGTCAACCGCGCTAGACGCACCGTCTCCGCTACCCTTTTTGCGTAGATGTTTATTCATGATAATAGAAAGATTATATTTTTTAGCGAGATCATTTAAAGATGCAATAAAACGACATACGTTCGCATTAATGTGATCTTTCATTTCTCCCGTAAAATATTGGACTGGATCTATAATGATTAATTTTATTGGATTTCCTTGATTTTGAGCTTCTAATATAGTTTTTTCTAATAATTCCAAATGGGCATCAAGATCCAGTAATTTTTTGGGCTGACCTGATATTTTCATCATTTTAAGCAAATGAATTTTTTTTAAATCTGCATTTGCTGCAATTAATCTAGGGATAAGTTGATAATTAAAATCATCCTCTCCGGAAAGAATAATGACATTTCCTTGCGGGAATATACAGACAGATCCTCCCGCATTAAACGCATCACCAGTAGATGTTTTAGCAGCCATAAAAATTAATAATTGTGATTTTCCACTATTACCAAAACCAGCAAATAGGGTTGTGGTATCTAATGGAATAATGTTTTTCCAGAACCAAGGTTGAGGTTTTGGAGTAATCATGTCTGCCATAACAATTTCAATTTCTAAATTATTATCTTCATGATTGGAGTTTTTTTTAAAAGTGTTCATGTTTATTATTACATCATCCTTGTGCATAAATTATCCCTTATGATAAACCACCATTGGATTGATAAAGTTAATCGAGCGTACAATTTCGGCATTTCCTGCGTACAAACATAGTGCTAATTCTTCTACATAAGATTTTTCTGCATAACCGGTATCTATTATAAGTATATCGCATTCATTGACAGGCCAATGGTAGTCAATAGGTGGCAACCAGGGAGGAATTATCATAGTGCGCGTGGGATACATCTTAGAAAAAGCCTGTCCTTTCGCCCAAGCTTTATTACCAATAAATAAATAAATTGAATTGTTTGGAGAGTAACCAGATTTTTGTAAATCGTATAAAGGTTTTGAAAATGGAGGAATTTTGAATGTGCGCATTTTATCTATCCTAAGCATAATAGTTGATTGTGACCACAATTCCGCTATAATGCTCATTATCAGTGTGAGCAAACGATAGCGGAAAAGCAAACGGAACTTACCTCGAGAGCCTCTTGCTACAGAGGCTCAGCGAACCCACACTATACTCCTCAAATTCTAGTTTTACATCTACCCTCTTGTTAAATATATGATTAATTTTGTGCGACATTCCCCATAAACAATAATTTACACGCAATAAATTGCTCATACTTTTCTTGTTTGGTTATTGCAGCTTTGTAATATTCCATCAGTAACTCAAAATCTCGATAGAGTTTTTTGTCTGTCATAAACCATCCTTGGTTACTTAGTTATACAAACTTTACGACATGCTTCATATTACGTTTCTTAAGAGGCTCTGAACTTATCACGCCATGGCGATACATTTGATTAGCATGTGTTCGGCAAATCTGATGTTTCTTGACTTGAATGTCATTAACACATCCGGGAGCTATGCATTTATTTGGAGATTTCTTTTTCATTATTTAGCACCTATTGTTTTTGATATTGCAATGAACTATACTCTTGCATTAACAATATTGCAATAGGATCTATAATGGACTACACCAAGGATGATCTACTGCACGCACAAGCCATGATAGAAAGCATCATGCGTGACATTGCAATAGATAAGAACTTTGACCCATATGAACGACATTTACTGACAATCATATGCAAACTAGCAGGCAATAAAATACAGGAGCTTACCGATGGACGATAAAGTAATAGTTAAAGAAATCTACGATAACAATGGCCGCTATGTTGGTAATGTAGTGGGACGCAAAGACATGGTTGAGCGATTGAATAACCGTGATGTGTGTGAACAGTTGAAGCGTGACGAAGCTAGACAGAAGGATAGGCAGCGATGATTCTGAATGTACTAAAAGGCAAAATAGTTAAGTCAATGGTATTAAACGATGCAAAAGACCAAATGTTAATATCATGTGAAGATAAAGATTACACCGTCAATACAGAGGGTGATTGCTGCTCCACTTCATGGATAGAGCATTTCGATTTAATTCCTTCTGGTGCTTTGATAACCGATATCATTGCAAAAGAATGCGTTAACCTTAAAGAATGCGGTTATGACTCGGAGAAAGAAGAGTATCACGACGAAATAGACCAATATTTCTATGAGATTAAGACAGATAAAGGTGATTTCATGATTGAAATGCGCAATGAAAATAATGGTTATTATGGTGGTACATTATATGTTGAGGGGCATCGTTATGATTAATGATATGCAAGTAACAACAAACATCCCTATGTCGCAGCGTGAAGCTTATCAGCGTGGCCATGATACTGGTGTGAAAGCCGCAGACTTTGAAGTATGGAAACTAAAATCAGCACTAGAAATGAATGGCATGATGACTGATGAGCTATCAACATTATTGAAGTTATTACATGATGATATTAAAAAACTAATCACCAAGCAGGCCACCGATGAGTGACCGCCCTTTATACCTAATCGCAAGCGCATTGTTTTTCATAGGTGCTTTATACGCGATGTTTAAGCCATATGATACCGTATCAAAAGCTATCTTTAATATTCTTTGGTTTACAATATTACTGACAATGGGTTGGATAGCATTCTGGCGAGGATTTTAAAACGAAATATTATGGCAACACAAGGAACTCTGCAAATGACCGATGAGAATAAAAAATACATATCAACCTGTCCCAAATGCGAGGAAATGTATCCTACTATTGTGTTTACCTGTAACAATTGCCATACAGAAGTAGCTTATGCAAAAGGATATTCAATCATTACGCCTAACACATATTACTGTTATGAGTGCTGCAAAAAGAAAGAGGAATTAGTGTGGAAATACCAACAGGCTCCATTACCATATTAACAGAATAACCTACAGCGAGCCCAATAATCCTATTGGATTGAACTTATACCTAATAACAGATTAGAAACCCATAAAATCCTAATATTATAGGATTATTAACCAACAGCGAGACCAATATGACAAACAACGAATTTGATTACAATGGCGCAAGAACAGAAGGATTAAAGAGCGCACAAAATTCAATAAAAATGGTGAGAGAATTTCTGCGTGGATCGACATATTCGACAGACAGGCTTGTTAATATGATGCTTATGACAATTCAAGAAGAAATTGATGACTTGCATGATGACACTCGACAAATGTGCAGTAAAACAGAATAACCAACAGCGAGATCAATATGAAAGTTTACATACTAATAAATAAATATGATTCACAAAAAATTGAAGGTGTATTTAAAAATGAGGAGGATGCCGACCAAATGTGGGATAGCTTTGATCCACCTTATCAAGATGAATATACAATAGAAGAACATGATGTAATTAAATAACCAACAGCGAGAGCGATATGCCAGACAAATGCGAATGGTGTGATGGAAGAGGTTTATTAAGTTGCCCTACTAGCGACGGGTCAATGGAAGATATTAAATGTTCATGTTACACAGAAGACAAGGAATGAAAAAACACAAAATCGAGGACTTCAAGTGATAACCAAGTGTGTTCGATGCGATAATGAATTTCAAAATGCTGATCATCCACTAGCTCATTTTTTTAGTATTTGTGAAGAATGCAGAACAAAATCGCCAGAAACAATTGGAGATCAGCAAATATATCAATTTAGATTATTAAATAAGGACTTCAAGTGATGAACGACAAAGAAGCCGCCATATTAGTGCGCCGCATAGCCGAACCCACGTTCAAGTATTTAATGAAGCGCATACAAAAAGAAATACTAAACCATGATGACAATAAGGACTTACCTTTAAACATGTTCCTGAACATCATCACCGCCGCCATAGCTGAGAATGACGCCAATATATTGCGTTACCTGGAGGTATTTCACAAGATATCCACCAATAGGGAAATTGACTTTGATGCTTTAAAATTAGGGTTTATTTCACGTTTAGAGGATAACTTGAAGGTTCTGAAACGATGAATTTCTATCTAGGCGCATTACTCAGGGAATATACGCAAGATGGCTGGTTAGTCTATGTGAATTACAATATGCGCCCAGAAGTTAATGGTGACACCGTAATTACTTATCTCAACACTAAAACATTTATCCGTGACAAAGAACATTTATGGACATTAAAATAATATAATGTACAATTCGCACTTTCCAATTAACTAAAGGCTCCATAATGAATACTCGTGAATTGAAAGCACTTATTAAAGTTGAAGTTGAACGCCAAGTCCGACCATTGCAAAAGTACATTGATAAGTTAATCGCTGCTAAGGCTAAAGCTAAGGGCACGACAGTTAAACGTATGGGTAGACCGCCGAAGGCGACTCCTGTAGAATAATCATGTATCAACTCCTTATGTAAAAAGTATTAGGCCACTTTTATCCCCTTTTCGTGGCCTTTTTTTTAAAATTCGCTTTACTTTATAATCCCATAATATATAATTGCCGCTTAATCTTAGGGAGATTAATATGCAAGATTTTACTAACGCACATTTCATTTCACACGTTCTCGATAAACTCGGTTTTCACAAAATGTCTGACCATGCATTAGCTGCATCGCACCGCATGTTGGACTACTACGCCAGTTTTATATTCGTCATCGCCAGGCACAGAAACCTACCTGAAATAAATAACCTGATGGAGTGGGGTGGCTATGTTCATTCATAATTCCTGTGGTTCAGAAGTGGTTATTACGCAAAACAGGCACCAATATGGTGAGTACATGGGTGGTTATACTGAGACTTATAGAGAGTGTTCTAAATGCAGATGTATTTTACAGCAGCACGAATATATGCTTGCTCCGGAGCATGACTACAAAAACATGAGTGGTACAGATGTATGGGCCGCCATGGTTAATAACTTTTTAGGGAGAAGTTAAATGTTAGATTACGCATTGGCGGTAAATAAAGTTTGTGATACATGGTGGCAAAGAATGATTTATCAGTATAAAAAGCATTTTAGATTAAACCGTAAGTTCCCAGCTGAATGGCGTGAATTGATTGAGGAAAATATCGATGTCTAATTGTGTATTAATTATAGGCCATAGTGGTACTGGTAAAAGCACATCGTTACGAAATCTTCCTCCCGAGGAAACGTTCATTATTAACGTATTGGGCAAAGTGCTACCATTCAAGGGCGCTAACTCCAAATATACTGCTTTGTCTGATGACAGGCTTTCGGGTAATTACTTTTGCAGTGACAGTGCTGCGGTGATTATTAAGGTGGTTAAATTTATCAACGAACGCCGTCCAGATATTAAGAACCTGATTATCGATGACTTTACCTACAGTATTACCAATGAATATATGTCCAAGATTATGGTAAAGGGTTTCGAGAAGTACGCCGAATTAGGCCGTAATGCATGGCAGATAATGAATGACCTATCCCACTGTCGACCTGATTTATATTCGTTTGTGCTATCGCATTCCGATCAAGGTAGTGACGGCGTTATTAAATGTAAGACTATTGGCAAGCTGATTGATAACACGGTGTGCTTGGAAGGTATGGCTACCGTTGTATTGCATGCTTTATCAGTGGATGGTGAGTTTAAGTTTCTAACACAGAATGACGGGCAACATTTAGCTAAAACGCCAATGGATATGTTCAGAGATAAGTTAATACCAAATGATTTACAATTAGTTAAAGATGTTATGTTTAAATATTTCAATGAGGATATAGATTTATGAGATTCACCCCATTGTCAAAAACTCAATTCGCCATGTATGATTTTTACCAACAGAGAAAAAGAAAATATATAAATAATCATAAATTTATTAACAATTTGAAAAATAAATTTTATAGCAAAGTTCTTATACCAGAAAAAGAAGATGATTGTATGTTATGGATTGGAGCGGGGAAAAATAATGTAAATGGACATATGAGAATTAATAGGTCTAATATTCCGGCTTATCGAATATCGTATCAAATATTTAATGGTATTGTACCTGACAACTTAGAAGTGATGCATAAATGCGACAATCCGATGTGCGTTCGTCCCGATCATTTATCTTTAGGAACGCATAAAGATAATATGAATGATAGAAGAATTAAAAATAGAGATCCAATGAAAAAAAATGAAGTTTACAAACATCAATATCAAAAAATAACTGGAAAAGCACCTCATGTTAAGTTAACTTCTAATCAAGTTACAGAAATTAAATCATTAATCAAAGAAAAAGTTCCTCATTTAAAAATTGCTAAATTATTTAAAGTTGATGCGTCTACAATATCAAATATCAAAACTGAAAAAACATGGAGTCATATAGCATGAGTTTTACATATTCAAGAATGACCGAAGAAGAAGCAATCAAAGCACGTGAGTTTCCATTATTAGAGAAGGGAGTTTATAATTTTACTGTTATGGAAAGCAAGTTTAAACGTTCTCAAGCTGGAAATCCAATGATTGAGCTAAAGCTTCGTATTACACATGACGGCAAAGAGTTTAATGTATTTGATAACTTAATCAGTATGCCAAGCATGGAATGGAAAACTATCCATTTTTGCAGAGTAACCGGTCTAGAAATAGAATATGATAACCAACAATTTAATGAGCGTCTGGCCGCTGGAAAGCGTGGTAAATGCATGATTTCTCGCATAGAAGCTAAACCAAAAAATGATGGTTCGGGTGAATTCTATAAAGCAAAAAATGTAGTAGACGATTACGTGTCAACTGATACAATTGCACCGAGCAAAACAGAAGGTCAAGGCGCAGAATTCTTTAATGATTCTATTCCGTTTTAAGTTTATGGCGGCGGCATATGCTAAGCTCGTACCATGCGTTACGACCTTACTCCCTATATGACGCTGCCACCTGAGTTAGGTTAGATGCTGGATAACAAAGTTTAAACCCCTTTGCCAGTATCTAGCACCATTATGAGGATCATATGCGTTATTTAGTGTTAGTATTTTGTTTTGTTTCTGGTTTGGCGAATGCTGCTACCATAGATTGCTATTCTGGTAATAGGAACATTTATCACGGCGAACCTAAGAAGGTTTTAGTGAATGCTACGTTTATATTGGCGACATATGATGGTTATAACGATGTGATCTTTAATAAAGATTGTATCGTAAAAGAGCCTGCTTAAAGTTTATGATATCCGCACCCTTAAACCTTACTAACTGATGGTTTAGCCTTTTACTTACGGGGTGTGGGTGTCACCAGTGTTATGGCATCAATCGGGTTTTTTAACTCCAATCAGCGTTGGACAACTTCCTTTGACGATTGATGCCACCAAGCTTATGAGAACAGCAGCATACTGAAATGCTAATGGCGGCTAACTATAATGTCTCTGTCGTCGATTTAAGCCCATTATAGAAATCGGTGAAACTCCGATCTGTTCTCACTATAATCCAAGCCGCCATCTGAAAGGCGGCTGGCACACGTTAAAGAGACAAATGCCTGATTAGTATATCGCTAAGCCTTAACTTCACATACTGAAATTGTTGAAACCGATCTTGGATAGGCTATCGTATCTGTGTCGGTACCAGAACGATTTATATATCCTGTTCCGGAACCGTTTTGCATTACTTCAACACTATATGTCAAGGTGGATGTGGTAGCAGGCGTATCCAACCATTCCATGACCAATGTTGATAAACTAGCAGCGCCAAAATAGGAATCAGCCGCTGTTATAGAAATCCTGCTTCCCGCCGTCGTTCCGAGCGCAATATCAGTGATACCGTTATTCAATTTATAATAAGCATTTGTTGTACCATCTGACCCTACTGATATAACAGCTCTTACCAATATTTTATTAGAAGCCGAGGTTGGAGTGATAGAAACTTGCAATCCAGAAACAATAGTGAAGCTTAATGTGGTGAATGAAACCGCTGTTGTTAATTGGGTTTGGTTAAAATTAAACATTGTTCCTGAAGGTAGGTTAGCCGCTGGCATCTGACCCAACAATGTATAAACTTGCGATGTGGTAAGATCTGCCGAATTAGCTGGACTACCTGTATTGTTACCTTTTAAAGTATCTGCTGGCATTTGTGCTAAGAGCGCATTTGTAACACCATTTGTTGCAATGGCTATCGTCCCAGAACTTGTAATCGTTCCACCGCTTAATCCTGTCCCTGCTGTAATCGATGTTACTGTTCCAGAAGAACCAAACTGTACGAATGTAATTGCTGTGGTTCCGATGGTAACCATGGTCGTGGAATTGTACCAGCCGGTATTACCATTAGCCGTTCCTGCTGTTACTGGAATGACGCCAGTGCTGTTGATGTCTGCTGGTGTGTCATAATCTGTAGCTCGAGTTAAAATCCAGTTAGTCGATAATGAGCCTACATTAGTAACTGTGTAAACACCATTCTGGAAAGTGGATGACTGATTTTTAATTAATACTCTTTGGCCAACGGTTGGTGACTGGCCATCCAATCCAAATACAACTTGTGATCCCGCATTCGTAAGTGTTGCGCCAACTCCTGCTGAACCGTTACTGTAAGTAACGGTTAATGCGCCAGTACTAGCCGCTACGACTGGAATTCCTCCTCCAGTAGCAATATTATCAACGTAATTTTTAGTAGCTGCATCTGTAGATAATGTTGGATCAGCAACATTATTGATTTGGAAACCACCTAGATTTAATGCACCAGACAGGGTTCCACCAGCTAATGGAAGAAAAGATAATTGCGCATTAAATAAAGTCACTAATTGAGCATTTGTTCCTCGGTAGGTTGTCCCACCCTGAACATATGGTGCTATATCCGACAACTGTGCTGATGTTAACGGTGGCAATGCTGAGATTTTTATAGTAGCCATTTATTATACCCCTATGCTGGTTCAACTATAAAATAAGCAACGACACTAGTATCCAAGGCACTCGTTGACGTTATTGTAAAGGATGTCCCGGCTATCCTCGAAGCTACATATGGAGAACCCACGGTACCGCCAGGACTTTGAATTGTTAATTGAATTCTGCTATTGGCAGTTGTAGAGGTATTCGCTACAGTAACCGTTCCACCAACCAAAGTTGCGATCCCTTGCTTAGCATTAGATCCTTCCGCTATTTTCAGGCCAGATCCAATTGTAGAAATTGATAATGATCCGCCCCAGAAGTAATACCCACCTGCAAAAGTACAAGCAAATTGATTGACTGCACTATCGGTGTTATTGGTGCCAGTACTATCAGTAAATACAAATGATCCTGCGTGTGTTTGGGTTGCCGCATTACCAATTGCAACACCATATGCACTTTGGGTTAAACATCCATTCCCAAATGCAAAACTATTACTTGCCGCATATCCTGTTCTTGTATTATTGCTACCAAAGGCAAAGCTATTGGCACCATGAGAATCTGATTGATGACCAAACGCAAATGATTCTGCACCATCAGCAATAGCCTGATAGCCAAATGCAAAACTATAATCATTACCACTGCCGCCAGCCGATGCGCCATTACCTTGCGCAAAACAAGCTATACCGAGAGATGATGTAGAGTTTTCACCATATGCTAATGAGTAATTACCAGAAGCTACTGAGGTTCCATCTCCACCTAGTGCTGAATGTGTCCCAGATCCTGCTGTCCATGGACTTGATCCACTAAAGGCAGTTTTTAAACTAGCGCCAGTAATTGCGCCATCGGTAGTTCCCCCGACTGCGGTATAATACAAATCTGTATTTCCAACTACTGTAATAGGATTCGCAGCATAAACTTGCGCTAAATTCATATTTGTCGGCATTTAAAAGTTACTCCATTAACAGGAAATCAGCGCCAGTTTCTAAAAGCAGGATTCCGCCACTCATCAACAAAAATGCATCGTTAACAACTGGCGTAGTTGGAACTCCAGTTGAATATATGATTTGTGTGACAAACCCTGATCCATAACAATTCATATAACCCCCTAAAAAAGGGCGCTATTAACGCCCTTCGTTTTTAACTTTGAACAAATACAATGTTGTTTGCGCCAGAAACTACAGGTACGCCAATTGCTGCTGGCAACGGCTCAACTACAACCCAAATGCTTCCCGCGTAGGTTGTACCAGCTCCAACTGGACAATACTGGCCAAGTTTGATTTGTTCTACGCACTGGAAGTCACCACGGCGTTGCAGAATGGCAGCTACACCGGTAGCACCTGCTTGTGTGCATTGGTAGATACCATTTTGATAGCCAGCTGTTTGACCAGCAAATAAAATATAATCATTTAAGTTTACAGCAACGCTGTCGATTGTTAATGCACCGGTAGCATATGTAAATGTAGCGCCTACACCGCTATTGGTTGGGCCATTAAAATAAGTACCTGATTGATTTGAATTCGCCACCAATCGGACTGAACCTAATTGCTTAAATGTATTAATAGCATTGATATTAGACATTATTTAAATCTCCATAAAATAAAGTAAATTTCCGTATTAACTTCCCCACACCAATGAAGTTGCGGTTGTTCCAGAAGAATTGACTACGATTGAATAAATTGGGTGCCATACACCAGCAGCCAATCCGACTAGTACTTGAGTGGTACCATCCCACTTGATATACGAAACATTTCCAGTGCCACCAACATATAACCATCTAGCAAATTCTGCATTTCCGCTAGCGCCATATGGCGTATCTAAGGTTACACTTCCTGTTCTAGCAACACCCGCCATTACCCGTGTAGGCCCTGTGAAACCATAGGGATCTAGTGCAGGAATATTAAACGTCTGTAACGCCATAA